AGCCGCATATCGCAGTATGTCAAAAGCCGATCGGCTTCAACTACACCAACAGCATCACGGCGAAAACAAACCCGACAATCGACAAAGCCGAAGCTCTTCGTGCTTCGGGTGGCGGCGGCGCCGCCGTGTGTTACGCCTTAGACCGCGCATCGTTCAATCAGGGAATTAACGCGCAATACAATCCGAGTATTACCGATGACGGAATTATTCAGACGATTGTTTCAAAAGGTCCGGGCGCCGTGTGCGTGAAAGACAGCGCCGAAGTATATGACGCTCGCGGAAACGGCAACGGGGAAATAGTTCCGACTATTACAGGCGACCACAATGACCGCATAACGGACTACACGGCGGTCGTAACGCAAAAGCCTACATACTGTCTGCAGGGCAACGGAATCGACCGCACGGAAAAATCGGGATGCAACGGAAAAGGCGTCAAGGAAGGCGTGTGTTACACCCTGAACACCACCGACCGCCCGGCGGTAAGCGACGGCGCCGAAGGTTACATAGTCCGCCGCCTGACGCCGCTCGAATGCGAACGACTGCAGGGCTTCCCGGACGGCTGGACGGACATCGGCGAATGGGTGGATGTGAAAGGCAAGACGCGGCAAACCACGGACGCGGCAAGGTATAAGGCGCTGGGTAATTCAATCGCGATCCCGCCGTGGAAATGGGTGCTCAAGCGTTTATGTGCCAATTACGAACGCGATGCCACTATGGCGAGCTTATTCGACGGGATCGGCGGCTTCCCGCTCATCTGGGAACGCCTGAACGGCGCGGGCACCTGCATCTGGGCGAGCGAGATCGAAGAGTTCCCGATCGCCGTAACAAAAAAACATTTTCAAGGAGCAACGGTATGAAAAAACAAACAAACCCCTACCGCGGCGGAGTCGAGTGTTCTCTCAATATTACACGCCAGACCAACACGAAAGGAATGAAGGTTATGACGACGCGCGAAACGCCTACGACTCACAACTACGGCAAGCTGATCGTTTTCGACTGCGCCAAATGCGGCACAAATCTCTGCGCTTGCTATGAAACGGATCCCGCCCGCGGCGGCGGAATACACGAAGAATGGCACTATTGCAGTAAATGCGGCAACCCGCTCGACTTCGGCGAGTTCTATCATAAGCCGGAACAGCCCGATCCGCCGCCTACGTCGGACGACGACATTAAATTCGAGGAGTAATGCATGGAAACGAAAAAAGAACAACCTTTCAACGGGATGAAATGGGAAAAGACGTCGAGCACAAGCTGGGAAGCCCGCGGACAAAACGGCACTTTCTATCTGAAAGCCAACTGCGGCGGCTGGCGCGGGGAATACATCCCGACAAACCCCTACGGCAAACGGTTCTATTTGCGCTGGACGAAGAAGATCCGCGAGATCAAGGACTGGTGCGAAAATAATCACTACTGGGAGGAACCGAAGCGTGAAAACCCTGTCAATATGGCAACCATACGCAAGCCTTATAGCGATTAAAGCCAAGCAATATGAAACGCGGGGCTGGGCGACGAAATATCGCGGCCCGCTCTTGATCCACGCCGCCGCCAAGTCGCCCGCCGCCGTTTACAAGATACTCGATAACGACGTCGTCGGGGAGATCGAGAAGGCGCTCGCTCCACTCGGCTCTACGAGCGAGAATATCGGGCACCTGCGGGCGAAATGCCTGCCGCTCGGGAAAGTGATCGCGATCGCAAATTTGACCGACTGCATTGAAATAACGCCCGCATTCGCCGCGTCCGTAAGTGCGGAAGAAAGAGCCTTCGGCGACTGGACGCTCGGACGGTATGCGTGGAAGCTCGAAAGCGTGAACCCGCTCCCGTTCTTCATTCCCGCCAAAGGACAACAAGGGATCTGGAACTTCCAGACCGACAAAATCAACGAAAAAGGAGAATATACCCAATGAGCGCACAAAGCGACTACAAGGCGGCGGCTGCCGCACTCGAAAAGTTCTGCAACGAAGAGACAAACTTCGCCGTCGAGATTCTGACGGAAAACTACCCCCTGAGCGTAAAGTTCACACCCAACGCGCAGATGAGCCTGTTCGATTCGGAAAATTACACCGTCGACGAAAACGGAGAGATCGGCAATATACTCATCAGCGTCGGGCAGTCTACCCGCGTTCTATCCACGCTTCGCTTCAAAATGGACGCGAAGCTCATGAAGAAAATGATCAAGCTCTCCGAAAAGGTCGGCAACGCATATCTTCACGCTTTCCGCGAAGGTGCCCAGTTTGCGCCCGCGGCAATCGAGAAGGCGACGGATCTATTTGTCGACGAGCTCTGGAAAACCTGCATCCCCGATACGTCGGTCGTGATATTCAACAGCCGCAAATACAAGCAGGCGCTGAATACCGTGCTCAAGAGCGTTCTTTCCGGCGACGAGGTAAAGATCCCCGATGATCTTCCCGAGTCGCCTCCGCGCAAATATCGGGCTGACATATCGCTCTATAATCTATTCCCGACAAATGCGGACGAATCGCCCAGCGACCACGTCGGCGGCGACGTCGAATACTTCACGGAAGGCGAGGATCTCGAAGCCGTGAGAGACGAAGCCGTCAATCAAATCGCCAGCGTTTGCTTATCGCGCGACATTCCCGCAGGGCAGAGCTTCGGAATAGTTTTGACGCTTTCCTGCAACGATGAGCACTTCGATACCGACGAAGGATCCGCTACGTGGGACGGTTCGGAGGTGCATATTGAAATTTAACGCCACCCGCCGCCCGCGGCGATGCGTTATATGCGGCGCGGCTATCAAGACCGAGTACGGACACAATGCACAACCGATCGCTGCGGGAACGTGCTGCGACGTCTGCAATTACAGCGTCGTCGTGCCGGCAAGAATAGCCGCCTCCTTAAATCAAGGAGGAAATCGGAAACAATGAAATGTGCAGACTGCGAAAACTGCAAATTCGAGCAATGCAACGGCGGTGTGAACCGCTTCTATTGCACACATCCTGCGGCGGCGGCAAGCGTAAACGCAGGCGCCCGCCTGATCGCGAGAACCGAACGGCACAGCACGGAGCTTCCCGTCAAGACAGCGCCGCGCTGGTGCCCTATCAAATACGACAAATAAGGAGACCGACATGAGTAACCAATTCAAATCAGTTTACACCAACGATCCCGCGAATATGGTCGCGGAAGCATTCGCGGAGCTTTACCCCGATGCCAAATACGAAGCGGCGCTCGCGCCCGAACTGTACGACGACAAAGGAACCCCTATATGTTCCTGCATCACGTTCCCGAATGAAGGCGACGATGCGGACGCGGTTCCGATTATCGTCGTCAACTCCCAGCTCGGCGTCGAAATCGCCGCCGCTGAGCTCGCGATGCAACTCATCCACGCCGCTCTCGGCTTTGAAAGCCTGAAGGGCGGGGAAGCCTACGACGCGGCGCTTAATGCCCTGAAGGTAAGATATAACGAAATCGGGAACGAACGCTTCCCCGAAAGCGCGGAGGCGGCGGAACCCGTCGGAGGTGGCGGCAATGAGTAACAAGAAAGATTATCGCGGCGGGTGCCTCATTCTTACCGTCGCCGCTCTTTGCTTCATCTGCCAGATCGTATTCCTGACGTTGAAGCTCTGCGGCGCGGTCGCGTGGCACTGGGCACTCGTGCTTCTTCCGATCATGATAATCGTCGGGCTTCCGCTCCTGCTTATAATTCTTTATGTTTTCCTGCGGCTTCCGTCGGAAATCGTGCGGAATTACCAAAGAAAGAAGCGCGTCGATGCGGAAGCGGCTAAATACGGAATGGAGCGTCAGCCCGGAGAATCGACGGGCGAGCTCAAAAAGCGAATTATAACCCGCAACATGATCAGCGGCGACTATTCCCGCAAAGATCTCAAGGAAACGATTATGAACCGCTTTCCCGACGTTGCAAGCTGTCAGTTCTTTATCAACAACAGCCCGCAAAACCCGACGATCGTCATCTCCGTGAAGAAAGTCGACGACTTCTCGGGCAGCGGCGTTAAGTTCCAAAAGTTCACGGACGCGGAACTTGCCGAAATATTCACGGTGGCGGCTCCGTACATACCTGAAAAATACCGCATTACAATCAAAAACAAGGAGATCGAAGAAAAATGAGACTTTTCAGCACCGAACAAGTAAGCAAATACCACCCCGACAAATACGCCGACCAAATAAGCGACGCCATTTTGGACGCCTGTCTGGAAAACGATGAAAACAGCCGCGTCGCCTGCGAAACGCTCGTGAAGGACGACGTTATCATTCTCGCGGGGGAAATCACAAGCGGCGCAGGCGTCGATTATAGAGAGATCGCCCGCAACGTCGCCCAAAAGCTCGGGTACCCCGTCAACAGGATCGAGACGTTCATAAAAACGCAGTCGCCCGAGATAGCCGCAGGCGTCGGAAGCG